CTAAATTTACCCCCTAAATATACTATAAAATTGGAGTTCATAGTATGATTACGGAGGATTACTCTCAATGAATAGTATCAAAAACTAAGAAAAACACAATAAATTAAAAAAAAAGTTAAAAAAATTTATTTTATGGGTTTACATAACCTAGATTATTTGCTAGGTTATTTATATGATTAATAATAATAATAATAAGGAGTTCAAAATGATTTTAAACAAAATATATGACAACAGAAATTTTGGTCAATTAGATGATGGTTATCCTTTTACAGTTTGGGTTCATTGCACAGAAGATAATGGTTCTGAGTATCAAGGTTGGTATTACATAGATGACAACTGGGCTGATTATAAATTACCAAGTGGCAGGACTTTAGGAGATGCTAGGTCTAGTATAGGTAGATATTATTTTCATCAATCAAAACTATCTAATGGTAAAGAATGCCAGAGAAAAGTAAGTGTTAAAATTAACAAGCAGATAATAAAACTTATAAATAAAAACAAGCATACTGTAAGAAATTACACAAAAATTTGGAATAATTGTAAGTAAATATTAATAATAATAGGAGTTCATAATGAAATATAAAAAACCACTTTTTAATATTACTCAAGAATATTTAGATTATTGTAAAGAGCATACAAAAATAACTGGTTCAAATATGTATTCTGATATTCAACAAAAATTAACAGACGGAAAATGTGTTATTGTAGATAAAGGCGAGGACATAATTGCCGATTATACAATGAATTTTATTAAAGAGCATAGATTACTTGAAAAAGCAAAACATAATAATAATAGGAGTTCATAATGAAAAGATATAAATCTAAGATTGAAATAACCATACAACATGATTTTGATTTTTCTCAATTACAAATAGAAAAAATTGAAAAATTAATACAAGAACAATTGTATCAATTAAAATGGTTAAGAGGTTTTGATGCTAAAATTGGTTCTTTCAAGGAGGAAAAATAAATGTACTACAAAAAATTTAGCGATAAAGAAATGGCACAGATAAGGCAAGCCATTCATGAATATAGTGAAAACTTGGCTTTCTTAATAGAAGAAGATGCAGAGGATATTGGTTCAAAAAAAGACCTTAAAATAGTGGAAAAAATAAAGAAAAAGCTAATGCATTGCTACTATCTGGAGAGAAAATAATGTTGAAACTTGCATTCAAAGATTTAAAAAAATTTGACCTTATCGAAAATGGTAAGGTCACACACTACTTTAGAGTTGTGTTTGCTGACAATTTAGTTGCTTTAGTAGACAATAAATTTAATACTTTAAAGATATATACTAATAATAATAATGGAGTTCAAACTAATGAGTATAAAATATAAAGAGCATTTAGAAGATGCTTTCTTTGATAAAGTAGTTGCTATTGTAAAAGATAGTGATGCTTTAGAAGAAGCGACCAAAAGAGTTCAAGAGTTATATAAAAAGGGTTACGAATTTATTTGCGATTATGATGAGTTAGAGCCTTTTGTTGAACAGACTTGGAATATGATTGGCGAAAAATATGCTAAATAAATATTTCAAGTTACATATAAAAGAAGCTAACAGTTACCGAAAAAGAAATATGGGAACTGTTATCTTTAAAAGAATCTTGATAGCTATGGTGTTAATCCTAGTATTAGGGTTCTTAGTAAGTTGTTCTAGTACCCCTATTGTTGATAGTAGGGGTAAATCGTCAGCGAATATTAAAGGCGATATGAACAGATATCACGATGACTTGCATACCTGCAAAAGTATTGTCGAAGATAATACAAGTTATTTAGTGGATAAAGGGAAAGCATTTTATAATCTAATGCGTTTCAAAGTGCTATGGCTTAGTCCAAAAGCACAAACCAGAACCGATATGCTCTATAATTGTTTAGAGGGTAGAGGTTACAATGTCATAAACAAATAGGAGGTTTACATGACAAATCAAAAAACTGGGCAGGTTAAGGCTTGCTACGATAATTCAGAAGATGGAATACCAAACTACTGCATAGACCTAATAGATGGTACTAGGCTTTATACTAGAGGGGAAATGATGAACCCAATGCCAGAAAAAGGCAATACCATCAGCTATAATATCATCAATACCAAAGAATCAAAAACTGGTAATTTATATTCTAATGTTTCAAGTGTTAAGTTAACTGATGAAAAGCCAACAGAAGCGAATACAACCCTTTCTAGTGGGAGTAATGGCAAAAGCAGTACCCAAAGACTAGATATCTTTGTTACTGGAGTTGTTGGCAGGGCAATGGGAAGTGGGCATTATTCTGTAGCTGATATTCCAGAACTAACTAAAAAAGCAGTACAATCGTTCAATGAAAACCTTAAAGAACTATAAAAAACTATTTGCCGACTTTTGGGGGTATTGTGAAAGCGATACTCCTATGTGTTGGCTTTGTGTAAAGCAAGTGGCAGTAGATATACACCATATTGAGAATAAGGGCATGGGTGGTGTTGCAGGAAACAGATTAAATAGAATAGATAACCTCTTTCCCTTATGTCGTAGTTGCCATAATAAAGTTCACAAAAACAAAGGTATTAACGAAAAAATAAAGTTAATTTTAAAACACAAAATTTATATGAAAGAATCAAATGTTTAAAGCAATGGCATTAATATGTTCAGCATGGATAGCTGATGGAGAAGCAAAACAAGCGTGTTTTACTCATATGTTTGAATGGGAATTTGAAACTAAAAAAGAGTGCCAGATGAAGTTGTTGTATTACAGAGCAAAAGAAGTTCCACCATATCACAATGTAGTCTTAGGAGAATGTATAAAGGTAAATAAATTATGAGTTTTAAATTACCAAAAGAAAAGGTTTTAATTAGTTTTAGTGGTGGTCGAACAAGTGGGTATATGCTTTATAAAATAATTGAAGCTAATAATGGTTTAAACTCAAATGTAAAAGTTACTTTTGCTAATACTGGTCGTGAAATGCCAGAAACTTTAGATTTCGTTCAACAATGTTCAGAAAAATGGAATGTTCATATAGATTGGCTTGAGTTTGATTATAAAACTGTAAACAAAAATAGAAACAAATACACATTCAGAGAAGTTTCACATAATTCTGCTTCAAGAGATGGAAAGCCATTTATTGATATTATAAAAGCAAAAAAAACTTTACCAGATGCTTTACAAAGATTTTGCACAGTTGAATTAAAAATTAGAACAATAACAAGGTTTCTTAAATCACTTGGTTGGCAAAGTTGGTTTAACACAATAGGCATTAGAGCAGATGAAAGTCATAGAGCAAAAGAATCAAGACAAAAAGAGTTTGTGAATTGGTTTCCCTTAGTAGATAACAAAATAACAAAACAAGACATTTTAGATTTTTGGAAAAAACAAAGTTTTGATTTGAAAATAACTCCTGGGTTTGGAAATTGTGATGGTTGTTTTTTAAAAAGTGAGAAAACTATTTCGGTACTTTGGAAAATGTATCCAGATAGAGCAAAATGGTGGAGTGATTTAGAAAAATTAAGACATGGTGACAATAAAAGAAAAAGACAATTTCATAAAGCAAGAACCTATGAACAAATTGGTCAATTTGTAGAACAGCAAGGCGATTGGATTTTTGATAATGAAGATGCTTTATGTCAAGCAAATGATGGAGAATGTACAATATGATTGGTAAAGATATTTGCGATGAGATTCTTGAAGTCATTAATGCCAGAGGTAAGAATTATGGCGATATAAAAGCTAATCACGAAGATATAGCAAAAGGGTGGGAAGTTATACTTAATACCCCTATATCAGCCGAAAAAGTGGCTTTATGTATGGATTGGGTAAAAACAGTACGTTTAAAAAGCAACCCAAAACACCGAGATAGCTATGTAGACAAAATTGGGTATGTAATAACATATTCAGAATGTGTAAAGGATAAATAATGGATATATATTCACTACAATTTGAACCCTTGAAACTATCACATCAGCAGGAAGAATTAGGAATGATATTTGCTGACTTAGACACAGCAGTTGAACTAATGAAAAAAGAAGAAAAGATGCTGATTGCAGAATTAACGCTTTTTTATTCTAAGAATAAAGGGTATAAAAATATGAAAGAATTAGATGGGTTAATTTATACCCACGAAAAGTTTAAGGACTACGCTGATAGATACAGCGAAACCCTTAAAAA